TGAAGAAGTTGAGCGCGTTACCAGAATTACCGAACAACAGATTGAAAAACTCAAAAATGAGCTTCACGGTGTTGAACCGGCAGCAGAAAAAGCAAATTCAGGTATATCCACGCTATCTAAGGGTATGGATGTTACTCGATTTGCTGTTTCTGCCTTGGTCAGTGCATTAGCTGCTATTGGTATCGGTTTAGGTGTACAAGAGATTATTCGGGCTGCTGACAGTTACGCTAATCTTTCTGCTCGAATCAATATTGCAACTAAAGAAGGCGGCAACTTTACTGCTGCAATGGCGGGTGTGCATCAAGTGGCATTGGCTACTAACTCAAGCTTGGAAGCTACAGGAGAGTTATTTACCCGTTTAAATGCAGTTGCTAAAGACATGGAAATGTCGCAAAAGCAGGCACTGGAGCTTACCAAGACAGTAACGCAAGCTATTAAAATCGGTGGCAGTTCAGCTGAGGCTGCAGAAGGTGCAATACAGCAATTTATTCAAGCTATGCAAGGCGGTGTTCTTCGTGGTGAAGAATTTAACTCCATTATGGAAGGTGGATATGGTCTTGCTGAAGCCTTGGCTCGGGGATTAAGTGTCACTACTGGCGAATTGCGTAAAATGGCCGAGAATGGCGAATTAACTGCTGAGAGGGTGGTTAAGGCACTTCATAGCCAGGCTGATGCTGTACAGGAAACTTATAACCGTTTCCCGCTTACCGTAGGCAACGCACTACAAAAGATCGCAACTTCTTGGCAGATTCTGATTGGTGAGATGGATCAGGCCAATGGATCTTCAGCAACTGTAGCTCAATGGCTTTCCACATTGGCTGATAATATGGGTTTATTAAAGCCTATTATTGAAGATATGGGTAACGGGTTAAGTTGGGTCAGTGACCGGCTTAGTCAAATAGACCCATCTACAATAGATGCTTTATATATAGCTCTTCAAACGGCGTATGATGGTATAAAAACGTTAATATCAACTTTAGCTGATACTGGCCAAGCTTTAGATGATATTTTCAATACTGTATTGAGCACTATACTTAGCTTTGATAATGGAATAAATGAGGCAAATGCTAATACGAATGGCTTTACTAAAGCTCTACAAGTCATAAATGTAGCCCTTGGCTTTTTAACTGATGGTTTTGTGGCAATTGGAGTTTCTGTAAAGCTTTTCACAGGTGGTTTATATGCATTGGGAGCTGCATGGGCAGAACTGAAAAGTAAATTTACTTGGGGTGATGTTAAGCAGTCAGCCATTGGTGAAATGAATGAGATGGATGCTCGTTCTAAAAAATGGCTTGAGGATGCTAAGAGTGATTTAGCACAATTTGAATCTCAAGGTAAGAAAGCTTGGGAGGAAATTGGCAAAACCCAAGAACAAAAGAACGCTGAAAGTATTACCCAAAATCAGCAGACACTAGATCAACTCAAAGCTCAAGAAGAGAAGCATAAGGCTGACTATAAGGCAATTAGCGATGAACGGATCAGACTTAATCAACAATTAGAGGATGCGCGTAGATCTGGTAATCAAGCCTCTATTGATTTAGCTGTAAAGGGTTTAGCTGATCTGGATGCCAAAGAAAAAGCCTATCAAGCTGAAAGTCAGAAAATTACTGAAGGGAAGATTCAGGCTGCACAAGTCGTTGCTAATGCAATGATTAAATCTGCAGATGCAGCAGGTTTGGCTCAACTTAAAGTACTTAACGCTCAACTTGCAGCTCAAGGGTTGCAGGCTGCGTTTGATGGTACGGGTAAAGTAATTGTCAGTGCAATGCAGCAAGGTACTACCGCGACTGAAGGTCAAACCAATGCTACAGATAAAGCCCGTAAAGCAGCTGCAGCGCTAGGTATTGATCTGGACGTTTCTTTAAATAGAGTTTCTGCTGCCTTTAAAGAAAAAGAAGGTCAGTTGAATAACTTTGCCAATGGACTTAAAGGCTTGGGTATAGAAGGCAAGCAAGCCGCCAATGTGACCTATGAGGCTTGGTTAAAATGGTTAGAAGCTGCCAAAAGCCAAGCTGAAATTGATTACGCAAGTTCTAAGCTTAAAGAGTTTGGTGATCAAGGTAAGGTTTCAACGGGCCAAGTCGAACAGGGCCTAATTGCTATCAAGATGCAGGCTTTAGAACTACCGGATGATATTGATCCGGTGACAGAGGCGTTTAAACGGCTAGGCATTGAAACCAAGGAGAATTTAAAGCTTGCTGCTCAACAGGCTTTGACGGATTACATCACCGTCAGAGATAGCGGAAAGGCAACTGCTGAAGGTATCCAGAAAGCATATGAGAAGGCTGCTCAGTCTGCAGCAGCATCGGGTGATGCAGGTGTCATTGCTGCGACTAATGCTGCAAATGCAGGCCGCAATCTGGAAATCCAGATTGATGATAGCGGTCAGGCTGTAGTCAAAACCATGGATGACTGGGCTAAAGCCAATAATCGGGTAGAAAGCTCAGCCAGTGCCATTGGTGATGGCTACCGTGAAGCTGGACGGGTAGCAAGAGAGGAGGCCAAATCCTCTACTGAAGCCTGGTCAGAAGCGCTTACTGCCATGCAGGGCAAGCTTAAAGCCTCTAAAACAGGAGTCATGGCTAAAAACGGTTATTCAGTTGATGAGATTGAGCAGCAGCTGACTGAAATGGGATATAGCGGTAATGCCAGGCAAAAGGCTAAAGAGCTATTCGAGACGGCCCAACAGGGTCCAGGTGGTTATTACCGTTCAGCCTCTCATGAATATGCTGCGCGTTATGGTGTCTCTGCATACGATAACCAGAAACAGACGGGCAATTATATGTACATTGCCGAGCAGCTGGAAAAGCTGGAAGAGTATGCAGGCAAGTCGGGCAGTGTAGGTGCAAGCTCCAAAGCTAAAACAGTTGTGCCTGAGGTGAATATCAATAGCCTGGCTCCGGATGTGAGCTATCCCAAAACCAGTTTACCGGTATCAGATCCAGCCAGAACCGTACGTTATGAGTTTGATCTAGGCAATGGTAAAACCGCAACAATGTACGGATCGCCTAATGATGGTGATGAACTGGAATGAAGATTTAGGAAACTGGAAATGATAAAAAAGAGTAGCTAATGAAATTAATACGAGTGTCTACATCAGAAACCGTCCCGCTTGAGGACGGTTTTTTATGGTCTGATGAATTTGAATGGAAGCCCATCGAGCAGAAACAGAGTCGGGCTATTGATGGTTCTCTAATTATCCAGGAGGGCCGTAAAAAAGCAGGTCGTTCAATTGTGCTGGAACCGGCAGATAACACGATGGGCTGGATCAAACGCCGTGATTTACGCAAGGTTCAAGACTGGTCTGCTTTATCTGAACAATTCATTCTGGCTTTTGAGTATCAGCACGACAGACGTGAATTTCATGTGATTTTTAACCATGAAGCCGGGGCTTTGGAAGCTGCTCCAGTGAAGGGAATTCCATCTGTATCTGAGGATGACTATTACAACGTGACTTTACGTTTTATTGAAGTGGGGGAACTATCCAGTGGCAATTGAAACTAAAAATCTGGTGCTCTATAAGTCCGAGCGCCTGAGCGATACAGAAGATGGTGGCGGCAAGTACTCTGGCCAGATTATTGAAGATGGCCAGAGCAATAACCTGTTTAATGATGTGAGTGAGCTGGACCGCACCATGGGTGATGTGTCACTGCGTAAACTGTTCCCCGCCGTGACAACGAATGATACAGACCTGCTTATGGGGGCTACGGTCTTTATCTCGGAAAACCCGAAAGACCCCAATGTCTCGGCTTTGCTGTTTAGTACAAAGTCGTGGATTGATGAGCGCAAGTCCGCCCAGAACCGGATTGAAAACTATCTGGCTAAGGGGGGACAGGCAGCAGGGAGTCCACTAGATACGCATTATGCCGGTATGAAAACCCTGCAGGTGGCGATGTTTCTGAGTGAAGTCGAAAGCTCGGTGGGCAGTACGCTGGTAATGGTCTCGAAAGAAGGCCAGGCACTGCAGCATGAGCAGTATGTTCGCATCACCAAAGTTGAGACCCGTATTGCCAAGATGGTCATCGATGGAAAGGAAGTTGAATATAAAATTACCACCTACAGTATCAATGATCCACTCGATCAGGATTATGTCGGACTCTCTGCAAGACAATGGTATAGCGGCGAAAAGTCCGAAACGATTTTACGGGATACCATCGTAGCCGATACCGGCAAGTATTATGCATCCAGCAATCTCAAGTCTGATGCCAAAGTCGGTGAGTTTACCGTAAATGCAGAAAGTATCTTTGCCCAGCTGGTTCCATCTGCCCAGACTGAAACACCAATTGTGGATGTGAACGCAGCTGGGGAAAGTATGGTACTGGTACCGGGTAACACTGCTGCTATTACTGCAACTTACTCGACCACCATTGGTACCGCTCAGAACCTATATATCGGCTCATCTGTCATGCCATCGAGTGTCTCGTTTAACCTGTTTGGACAGCAGATCACTGATCAGGGCGGACTGCTTAAAAATACTTCTGGTACCCAGGTTGGAACAATTGATTACCAGCGTGGCTTGATCCAGTGGACACAAGCTGCAGGTGCAGGATCTGCAAACTTAAGTATTACCTTTAAGCCTGCTTCAGCACCCAACCAGTACTTCCAGTCTGAAACCCGGCCAGTGACCCAGCAGAACCAGAGTGCCAACTGGACCGGTGTGCTGGTACCACCACCTGCCCCGGGCAGCCTTTCAGTTTCTTATATGTCACAGGGCAAGTTTTATGAACTGAAAGATGATGGTTCGGGGCAATTAAAAGGTGCAAGTACTTCGTTTGGCTCTGGCGCAGTCAACTATGAGACCGGTTCCTGGTCTATTACGACGGGTGCCTTACCGGATGTGAATACACCAATCCTGTTGCTGTGGGGTACACCGCTGGCTACGTTTATACGCTCAGGTCTTGCGGTTGAACCGGCAGCATTCGAGTTTGATTTGCAGCAGGCAGGAATAGCCTCAGGCAGCGTGACAGTAAAATGGTTGCTGGAAGGCGAACAGAAAACCGCAACCACGAATACGCTAGGCCAGTTTAGTGGCGATGCCACCGGTACCTTTAACTATGCTACCGGTCAAGGCCGGCTGGTACCGAATAAACTGCCGCAGAAAAATACGGTCTTCACTATCAATTATAGCTACGGGGCATCTACATTCCAGCAGATCGATAGCGTTATGCCGGTGGACCGGAAACTTAATTTCAAGATCGGTACCGGTGCAGTCATTCAGCCCAACAGTATTGAACTCAAGGTTCCTCTTACCAGCCAACTGGGAAACGCTGTGGGCTCTGTCACGCTGACGGATATTCCGGTGAATGCCGAAGTCGGCAATCTGGTAGATAGCAAAGGTAAAGTACAGGGCACCATTACCTATGCAACAGGTGCGGTGGAAATTATTCCTGAGGCAAGCACCACGCTTTACAGCAAATCCTATGCACCCATTGAAATCTATAGAGCGGGGTAAGTTATGTCATTTTATTTACCAACCACTTCCAACATCAGGGAAGAAGTGGTGCAGCTGGGCGCTTATACCAGTCTCGACATCCAGGCGCGTTACCGGGACAATTCGGATACCAGTATCGGAGTTAAACAGGTTGCCGGTGACAAGCTGCGCTTTGATCTGACCCAAGGTTTTGATGAGCAGATTCTCTCCGGCGCGGTGCGTTTTATGCTGGGTTCAGACACTTATCTGGACCGTACCGGTACCTTGGTACGTAATGTAAATCCAGCCAATAACAGTGGCACCAATTCCGGCAGTATTCAGTATGGTACTGGTAAGATCGAAATCGACAGCTGGACACCGAATACGGATAACCGTCTGACATTGCAGTCTTTAACCACCACCACAGATATGCCGCCGGTCAACCGTATCAGCTTTAGAACACCGGTCAGTCCGCTGCGCCCCGGATCGTTAACAGTCGTCGTAGCCACTTTAGACTATGGCCAGCTCACATTGCGGGCCGATGATGACGGCATGATTGATACAACTCGGGCACATGGCCAGATTAATTACGATACGGGTTTTGTAGATCTGTTTTTTTATACCAAGACTGAAATTACTGAAAGTAATCGTGCAGGAATTGAAGAGCAAGACTGGTATGACATTCTGCTCGAGTACGATGAAGCTGGTAAAAGGTACATTAATATACCGGTATGGGTCGCTCCGGAGACTGTACGTTATAACGCGGTGGCTTATACTTATATTCCACTGGA